TGTCTTCCAACTGTCTGTGAAGCAGTAGATACGGTCTGCATGCTTTTGGACGATTTCAATCAAGGGAGCTGCAATGCCTGTATAGACTTGGTCGACATACAACCAAAGTTTGTAGGTTGACTTACCTCGTTCGTGTTTCATCGAATCAATGAATCGTGTAATCGTATACGGGTCATTGTAAATCATAACCACATCAGGTTGGACTGTTTCAACGTATTCAGCAAGTTTGTTGTATCCAAATCCCTCTTCCTTTGGGTCTTCATTTGCAGCCGCATCATAGGAGGTCACTCCTGTAGGATATTTGCGAAGGTTTGAACGACTTATATGCCGTTGGAATCCAAAGTGGAAGGTTTTGATTTTGGGATTCAATGTCGCCAATTGGTTCACTAGATTGTAGCTTACCTTGGAGTAGCCCGTGATTTGGTCGATGTGTGTGCTTACCAATAGAAATCTCATTACCTAATTAGAGAATCTCTCGCGTAAATCACAAATGCAGGTGAATTCCGCTCAAGATTGGCTGACGAAAACCAAGCGTAGAATTCTCGCCCGAAACATGACTATCGACCCACCTGCTCCTTCTGAAAAGTCTTACGCAACCTATCTATCTGCCGTTGCGAACGGAGCCACGCAACGCGAACGATTCGTAGCCCCATTCCAGGGTGCGTGGGGCGGTGCGAGTGGCGGAGCAACCTATTCGTCGGATTGCTGCCTCAGTAACGGTACAACCGGTGCATTTGGCTCATTTTTCACGATTACCAATCATAGTATCGTTCCTTACAACGGACGCTCCGTTCAACCTATGAGTGTGCGCATTGTGTCTTAAAGAAAGCATAGGGGAGTATACAAATGCCCGGTGGCTTAATGCAATTAGTGGGGGTCGGGGCCCAGAATGAGTTGGTTAACGGAAATCCTTCCATGACTCATTTTCGCTCAGTTTACCGCCGTCATACGAACTTTGCAATGGAACAGATTCGGATGCCGTTCACTGCATCCAACTTGGAGTTTTCAACGACAGGCACTCGAACAATTTCGTGTCGCATTGACCGTTACGCCCAATTACTCCACGACACCTATCTTATCATCACACTTCCAGACATTTGGTCGCCTCTCAAGTATTTGGGTGGAGCCATCCCTCCGACTGGATACGATTCACGCACCAACTCGATTGGATACGAGTTTCAATGGATTCCCAACATCGGATACAACTTAATAGACCATGTCAACTTGACCATGAACGGACAAGTGATTCAGTCCATTCGCGGAGAATGGTTGAAGATGTATTCGTACATGACTCACGATGCCAATAAGCGTTCGATTGTCGACCAGATGGTAGGTAATGTCCCTGAAGTCTACGACCCAGCACATGCGTATGACCGCAACGGACAATACCCACATGCAATTGCACCCACTGTACTTCCTACCACTGCGCCACAAACCAAGACACCCGAACCTTCCATTCGCAGTCGTCAACTGGTGATTCCTCTTCACTTTTGGTTCTGTGAGAATCCAGGCTTGGCACTTCCATTAGTCTCGCTTCAGAATTCAGAAGTGTATATTGAAGTCACTCTGCGTCAGTTGTCGGATTTGTATACGGTAGTGGATACAACTTCAACCTCGCTTACCTACGGCCAGCGTGTTCGTCCAGTCAACTATCCACTCAGTCTCTTTTTGAGTCCACCCTTATCCACAGGGATTGCTAGTAATCCAACACTAACGACTTGGTTCCCAGACCCGTACATTGAAGGTAACTTCATCTATTTAACGGAAATGGAGATGAATCAACTGGCACGAGCGGACCAGACCTTTTTGGTGAAGACGGTCAAGTATGTCAACAAAGAAGGACAGTTTGGCGGCAATACGGATTTGGAAATCCCCATGTTTAACTTGGTGACGCGTATTGTGTTTTCGTCTCAACGCTCCGACCGTATCTTGCTGAACGATTGGGACAACTATACGAACTGGACCACTACGAATCGAGCACCCTGGTCTGCGATTAGCACGGATGTAGATACAGGATTGTATTCGTCGGGTCAACAACAAGTGACGTCTGTGTATCCTCGTGATTCAATGACCGATGGAGTCATTCTGTTTGATGGAAAGGAGCGTATTCAACCCAAACCGTTGCCGTTCTTTTCATTGCTGCAGATGTACCGGCATACCACCGGTGAAACCACAGGACTACCCGGTGTCTACATGTATTCGTTTGCGTTGGACAATGGGTCCTATCAACCTTCAGGGGCTGCCAACGGAAGTATGTTTAACAAAATCATTCTGCGATTGACGCTTCAACAGCCTCTTCCATTGTCCGTTAATCCAGATGGAGCGAATACCTCTACGACAGTCTGTGTGTTAACCTCAACCTTATTCAGTCCAAATCCAACGGTGATTCCAGCAGCCAATGTGAACTTGACCGACCCTAAGACAGGCAAGTTGCTGTATCCTCCTGGAACGATTACAACCGTGGTCCAGAACAATGATACGATTCTCTTTACCTTCACCTACAATGTAGGAGTGTATGTAGAGTCCATCAACTTCTTCCGCATCGTATCGGGATTGGGCAATCTTGTATTCGCATCATAATAATGAGTGGTGTCTATTTGGAATCCGCCTATTATGGCGACGAAAAGAGCTTTGCAAACATCACACAGAGTTTAGCAAAGAAAGTCACTGCGGGTATTTTGGATGTGACTTCCAACAGTCAATTGAAACCTACCTTTGAATCGGCTCCTGAGACGACGTTGGATAGTAAGGATGAAAAGAAAATCCGCGAACAGTCTGTGAAGGCGTGTGGAGGTGAAGCAGACCAAAAGTGTTTGGAAGCCAAGAAGCTACAACTCAGTCAGGAACGACTCAAAGAAAAAGAGATGGAAGACCTCGGAAAGGGTGTCATTAAAGGTGAACGATTGACGGTCAACATTGTCGAGAATGGTAGACGAAGAACCCTGATTACGCCCGCAGGTCAGAAGCTTCGTCTTGAAAACATCTTGGGCGACAAGGCGTCCGATAAAGATGCAATCCTCGCACTTCCCACTCCTTCTGAATTCCAGAGCCGAGCCATTGGATTGATTACGATTGTGTTAAGTACCTTCATTTATGTCTTTGGAATCGTAGCTGTCTATGCAGTGTTTATGCGTCAAGCCGCAGACACTGGAAAGGATTACTTCCGTATCATTGCCTATGCAGGTGCAGCCGCATCCGTGATGTTTCCAGGCACAGGGTTCCTCATCATTCTAGGATACTTTGGATTCAGAGCATTTATGGACAACATAGTAAAGGAATGATTCAACTCAAATGGCTCGTCGCAGGGTTGATTGTTGGATTGTTGATTTCAACCGTATTGATTCCACCGACCCGAAAGAAGGTCTCCGTTCCTCAACCCAATGATTCAAGTATCTACCACACCGACTCGGGATGTGTTCGATTTGATGCAGCGGAAGTTCCCTGTGTCTCGGAGCCAGATTCATTAAATCTACTCGCAAGTCTCAGTAAGAGACAATGATTCATTTCGCTCGAGTGATTGAACGAGGCTCACCTTTCTTTTCATTCATCATCGGACTCGGTCTCGCCGCAATCCTGTTTCACCGTAACTATTCCACCATACGTACATTGGGAATCCCCTTGAAAGACACAACCGACAAGGTCGTCAAGGTGGACGGTAAATGCTACCGATACCGCGTGGAAGATGCATCGTGTGAAAACCCGTCTAATGAATAAACAATGGACGATTCTACATCTCTCGACGCTCTGTTGAATGCAAACCCCCAAGGACCTCAGTCGCAACCCCCTGTGATTCCGATGCCGAGCATCCCGTCACCTGGCTATTCGACCATGGCCCCCTCTTTCAAACCCACACTACCTGCGATGCGCTGGATGGCTTCTTCAGCCAGCCTGTACATTGCCTTCTTCCTTGCAGCTGCCATCATTTCGTTATCCATTCCTCGTAACATGCTTCTTCAATATGTTCCGAATGCCTACACCGGTTCAGGAGTCGTCAGCTGGACGGGTGCAGGTGTATTAGGTCTCGGTGCAGTCGTCATCGCACACTTTTTGAATGGATTCTTGTCGAGTATCCTCGGATAAAAACGGATTTAGTTTGGTGAAAGTGTTAGACATCCCCCTACAATGCAGACTTTCCCACCTCACTATTCTAAACTCGAACGCGAACTCTTGACCGATGCTTATCAGGCCATTACGGCGTGTGACCTTTGGGACTGGATGAAGACCTATACCCCAGACAAAGACAAAGGCTTTGTGTTTTCAACCCATCCAAACCTTGACCGTATCAATGCTGCCATGAAGTATCAAGGACATAGCGGAGGTTCGTATGGATGGACGATGCGAACCATGGAACACATTGCTAAACTTGGCTGGAACGAAGCTTTAAACCCACCCTGTCCGTGCCGTAGAGCAAAAGGATTCACCTTTGGCTGGTGCGGTGTAGCCGGTTGCGAGCATTAACACGTGCTTACAAATAAGAAACCAGAATAACACAATGTCCCTTATTTCGCTTCTGTTTTCACCTACGTACCTTCGTGAACCACCAGCGTTTTTCCATCCTCGTATTTTGGTTGGACCTGGGGTATTCTTAACACCGGCGTTTGTTGAAAAGTATGGGATTACCCATGTTCTCAACTGCTCCTTTGACGACTTCTCTCCGTATTGGTGGAGAAGCCGCTATCCATCCAAATACAAAGTGTTGAATGCTGTGGATTCACTGGAGACGAATATTCTAGACTGGTATCCTGAATTTGAAGCTACCCTACATCAGTTCTTACGAGAGGGAACGGGAATGGTCTACGTCCATTGCCAAGCCGGTATGAATCGTTCTGCATCTCTTGCATTGGCCTATACCTGTAAGAACTTGGGTATGGAGTTCAACCATTTAGTCTCTTCAGTGCGTCGCCAACGGCCTTGTATTCTTCAGAATCCAGTCTTCATGAAGCAAGTGAATGAGTTTGTAAATGGACGTGTTCAAAATTCGGAAAACACGGGACAGCCCCACTACGTCTATCGCGACCGGTACGCTCGATTCTTTACACCAGGGAATCGTGCAAACGCTCAAGGACTCCAAAATCAAACAGGAGAGCCTGCGGGAAGAGCTGGAACAATTACAAACGGAAATATCTCGCCTGTGTTCCACGAATGACATTAACGACATTGTGAAGGCCAATCATCTACAAGACCGGATTCGTGAGATTCAAGAGGAGTTGGAACACGCACAACCTGTGGAAGAGTATTACTTGAAAAATATGGACTTACTAGACGAGTATTACAAGAAGCAAGATACCTCGGTCAATGCGCCTATTTTGCAGTCCAAGGACGCAAATACCTTCCTCAAGTTTTTTAGTGCATCCGTTCCGTCCGAGAATGGGTTGTCTCGCAAGCAGATGTTTGATGAGTACGTCCAGCGCATGAAGTTATCGAGTGGTCCAGAGGTCGTTCAGTTATTGACGGAGCATTGCGTCCAGTGTAATGTTGCACGTGAAGAGATATCATCCGAGGGTATTTTGGTCTGTCCTCGATGTGGCTCCGAAGAGTATGCGTTGGTCGTGTCGGATTTTCCCAGTTTCCGTGACCCACCGAAGGAACGCAATAACTATGCGTATAAGAAGATTAACCATCTCAATGAAATCTTGAACCAGTTTCAAGCCAAGGAATCGACCATCATTCCCGAAGATGTGATGAACGAGGTCATCATGGAACTCCGCAAGCGTCGAATCCACAACATTGCAGATTTGACGGAAGAGGATATACGGCACATTTTGAAAAAACTCAATCGTTCTAAGTATTATGAGCACAGGGCCCACATCCTCTCTCGCCTCAATGGGAATCCACCTCCCACCATTACCCCCGAAATTGAAGAGAAAATACGAGCCATGTTTCAAGATATTCAGGCTCCTTTTCTGCTCTACTGCCCGAACGACCGCACGAACTTCTTGAGCTATTCGTACATCCTCTACAAGTTCTTTGAGCTGTTGGAGTTGGACGAATACAAGGTCTTCTTTCCGTTGTTGAAGTCACGAGACCGATTGATAGCCCATGACATGATTTGGAGAAAAATCTGCGATTACTTAAATTGGGAATTCATAAGATCAGTTTAAGTACTCATCTCCAGCACGAACCGCACGAACTGCACTGAGTCCACTTCCAGCGGGTTTGTTCCTTCGTTCAAGGACTTCGATTCTTGAACGGAGACTTGCAACTTCTTGGGTAAGTTTGGATAGTTCTAATCGTTTCAATTGTGCAGTAATGCCGTTTGTAGTTCGGCTGACTTCCTTGGCTATTTTAGAGGGATGGATTCCTTGTTTAACTCGTAGTAGGATGTAGTGGGATTCACCTTCGTACCATTTCTTTCCATGTCGTTGAGGGAGCTGCATTTTGAGGGGGAGG